GGATTTTGTCACAGCTCCTTTTTTTTGCCTCCATAGTACTTAACGATAGCCGTTCTGTCCTGTTACTCCTGAAGACCAAATTTTCAAGAGGTGTCCATCATGACGGACGAACAGAAACAACAGATCATTGCCCTGCGCCGGGATGGGGTGGGGTATGGCAGGATAGCGGCGCAGCTCCAGATTTCCATCAACACGGTGAAGTCGTTCTGCCGACGGCACAGTCTGGCTGCCAGAACAGACGGGGCAGTCTGTGAGTATTGCGGAAAGCCCATTGCTCAGAATCCGGGGCGGAAGCGGAAACGGTTCTGCTCGGATTCCTGCCGGAACAAGTGGTGGAATGCTCATCTGGAGCTGGTGAAGCGGAAGGCAGTCTACACCTATACCTGTCCGACTTGCGGGAAGAAATTCACTGTCTACGGCAACAGCCATCGGAAGTTCTGCTCCCATGCCTGCTATATTGCATACCGGTTCGGAGGTGTCCGCCATGGATAAGAGGTCGTTTCAAAATGAAACAGCCTTCCAGGTGGTGATGCATCTGGCAAGGCGGATGCTGGCCGAAAAGCTCATCACCGGGAAGGAGTACCGGGACTTCGTGCAGGAGATGATCCGCCGCTATCAGCCGTTTTCTGGGGACTTATACACTTGATAATTGTATCAAACAGAGTGATATATAGTGTCGAAAGGAGCTGATTCTATGCGGACTATCCGTAAGATTGAACGAAGCATACCAAATTTGAAGCAGCGAAAGAAAGTCGCAGCCTATGCCCGCGTATCCATGGAGTCGGAGCGGATGCACCATTCTCTTTCGACGCAGGTCAGTTATTACAGCAGCCTCATTCAGAAGAACCCGGACTGGGAATACGCCGGGGTCTATGCGGACTATGGCATCTCCGGGACGGGAATGAAGAAGCGGCAGGAATTCCTGCGGATGCTGGAAGATGCCGAAGCCGGGAAGATAGACATCATCCTTACCAAGTCCATCCAGCGTTTTGCCCGCAATACCGTAGACCTTCTGCGTACCGTCCGGCATTTGAAAGAGCTGGGCATCGAAGTCTGGTTTGAAAAAGAGAATATCCATACCATGAGCGGTGACGGTGAGCTGATGATGACCATCCTGGCTTCCTTTGCCCAGGAAGAGAGCCGCTCCATCAGTGAAAATGTCCGGTGGCGCATCAAGAAACAGTTTGAGCAGGGAACCCCCAACGGCCGGTTCCGTGTCTACGGGTACCGCTGGGAAGGAGATAAGCTGGTGGTAGTCCCTAAGGAAGCAGCTGTTGTCAGACGCATCTTCCAGAATTTCCTTGATGGCAAATCCCGGCTTGAAACAGAACGGGAATTTGCTGCCGAAGGCATCACGACCCGGAATGGCTGCCGCTGGATGGATTCCAACATCAAGGTTGTTTTGACCAATATCACCTATACCGGCAATATGCTCTTCCAGAAAGAATATGTGACGGATCCAATCCTCAAGAAGCGGAAGAAGAACCGGGGCGAACTTCCCAAATATTACGTTGAAAATACGCATGAACCAATCATCGACAAGGAAACCTTTGATTACGTACAGCAGGAGATGGCTCGGCGGAAGGAACTGGGGGCGCTGGCCAATAAGTCCTTGAACACGACCTGCTTCACCGGAAAAATCAAATGCGGCATCTGCGGCCGGAGTTATATGCACAATCTCCGCACAGACCGGGGATTTGAAGAATTCTGGGATTGCGGCTCTCATAAGCTGAAAGGCCGGAACTGTGGTGCGAAAGGCAGTATCCCGCAGGCAGTCCTCATGAAGGAGTGTACGGAAGTCCTGGGCTTGGATGATTTCGATGAACAGGCTTTCCTTGACCAGGTCGAAAAGATAGTAGTGCCAAAATACCATGTGATGGTTTTCTGTATGAAAGACGGACGGAAAATTACCAGGCACTGGGTATCGACGGCAAAGAAGGATTGCTGGACCGAGGAATATAAGAATCGCCAGAGGGCATGGATGAAAAACTACATGGCCAATGGCAAGGGAACCCGTTTCTCTGCCTTTACGACCCGTATCCGGTGCGCCTTGTGCGGCTCCTCTTTCCGGCGATGCAAAGTGAAGAACGACAGGCCTGTTTATTGGCGATGCAGCAAAGGCGGTCAATGTGAATCGGTCAGCATCCGGGAAGATGACCTGAAGCGTGTGGCTGCAGAGGTTATGGGGTTAAAATCTTTTAATGGAGATGTCTTCCGGGAGAAAGTGGAATATATCGAAGCCGGAAAGCAAAACTGTTTGATCGTCCATTTCAATGACGGGAGAATAGAAGAAACTTCCTATACGCCGTCTGGGCGGCGTTCCAAGGCACGAGGAAAGGAGAGCAGAGAAGAGTGGCAAAGACAGTAAGGGCTATCCCGGCAACCATCAGCCGTTATACGGCGGCCCCGATCAACAGCCGGAAGAAGCGGAGAGTAGCTGGTTATGCCCGGGTTTCCACGGATCATGATGACCAGGTTACCAGCTATGCCGCACAGGTGGACTATTACACGAATTACATCAAGGAAAGGAATGACTGGGCATTCGTCGGCATCTACACCGATGAAGGCATCTCGGCTACCAACACACGTCACCGCGATGGCTTCAAGCGGATGGTCAGGGATGCCATGGATGGGAAAATTGACCTCATCGTCACAAAATCAGTCAGCCGCTTCGCCAGAAATACCGTAGACAGCCTGACAACGGTACGCAAGCTCAAGGATAAGGGCATCGAGATATATTTCGAGAAGGAAAATATCTGGACGCTTGATGCCAAGGGCGAACTCCTCATCACCATCATGAGTTCCCTGGCGCAGGAAGAAAGCCGGAGCATCTCGGAAAATGTCACCTGGGGCCATCGGAAGCGATTCGCTGATGGCAAGGTGTGTGTGCCGTTCGGACATTTCCTCGGGTATGACCGGGGGCCGGACGGGAATCTGGTCGTCAACCGGGAACAGGCCAAGACGGTAAAACTGATTTACCGCTTGTTCCTGGACGGGTATACCTTCCACTCCATTGCCAAGGAGCTGACTGCCAGAGGGCTGGAAACCCCAGCGAAAAAGAAACGCTGGTATCCGGGGACGGTAGAGAGCATCCTGACGAATGAGAAATACAAGGGCGACGCCCTGCTGCAGAAGCGGTTCACCGTCAACTTCCTGACCAAAGAAACGAAGATGAATGAAGGGGAAGTGCCGCAGTACTATGTGGAAAATAACCACGAAGCCATCATCAGCCCGCAGGTCTTCGACTGGGTGCAGGAAGAAATCAAGCGGCGGCGTGAAGGCAGGGGACGTTACAGCGGCGTATCCATCTTCTCCAGCAAGATTAAATGCGGCCAGTGCGGCGGCTGGTACGGGGCAAAGGTCTGGCACTCGACCGATAAGTACCGCAGAACCATCTACCGATGCAACGACAAGTTCAAGAGCCATTGCAAGACACCGCATCTGACAGAAGATGATATTAAGGAAGTCTTCATCCGGGCCGCCAACCGGCTCATCGAAAACAAAGCGGACGTACTTGACAGCATCACCCTGCTGAAGGAACGGCTTACCGACACAGAAGCCCTGGAAGAGGAGTGGGACAAGATCAGCACAGATTTGAACCTGCTGGCCGACAAGGTGCAGCAGCTCATAGCCGAGAATGCTCGGGTCGCGCAGAACCAGGATGATTATGACCAAAAGTACAGCGAGCTGGTCAGCCGATATGAAGCGGCGAAGAAGCAGTATGACAAGACCTGTGATGACATCCAATATCGCAAGGCCCGGAGCCGTCAGATGGACAGCTTCATCAAGGAGCTTCGGGATCAGGATCTCATCAAGGAGTTCGATGCTAGGCTGTGGGGCAGCCTGGTGGATTTCATCACAGTGTACAGCAAAGATGATATCCGGGTGACCTTCAAGGACGGGACGGAAATCAGAGCATAAAAAAGACTATCGGTCATAAACAGGAGGTTTAACCTGATTATGGCCGATTTTTCGTGTTGTTTTCTAGCCTATGATATAATAATTGTAAGAACAGCCGATAAATAGAGGACACGGAAAATGGACTTATACGAAGAAGCAGTGGTAAAAAAATACATAACGCTGGTAGAGGCATTGAAATGTTTACCAGGGGTTATGCCCAACAAATCAAAAAAATTAATTGACGATGCCCTGGAAATAAGCTATGTACCCGGTTCTATGGAGATATCAGATTTAGGTTATCGTGTTGGTGAAACGAAATTATCACAAGAGGAATACAAAGCTATTCATATAGAGGTGCAGTCTTTTTATGGAACTACGATAAGAATAAGCCCCCAAGGAGCTAAAGTCCTTATGAAACTATATCGAAACGGAGATTTAGTCATGCATAAGGGAAAAAGTATAACTGAATCAACCGAGCTGCAGGCGTACATCGATAAAGAAAGTGCCTTTAAAAAAGAAGCTGACAGAATTAGACGGGAAGATGAACGAAAAAAATATCTTATTGAAAACCCTGATAAAATCAAAGAAGCTGATTTTTCATATTCTTTGTTAGACAGTGTGTTTTATCGTAGATTCGGTGCATTTCGTGGATATAAAATGATGATTCTTGATGGTATTGAAGTTGAAAAGTCTGTTTTTGTTTATCAGAGCAATTCGGGGAAAACACACGATTCAGAAGTAACATTTAGTTGGACGGATTCAAAAGGAGAGCCTCATAGATTATGTAAACCTAGTCTCTATAGTGAGAATAGAAGAAACGATGCTAACCGGAATTGGGGCCTACCAGAATAGCCTTAAATAGCGATTTTGCAAAGAATAGGAATAATCAAAAGCCGTGAACTTATGAGTAAATATTATCATGAGTTCACGTTTTTTATGTGCCGATTTAAATAATGTTTTCTATGCACACGGGGGTGTTCAAAATCCCTGCTATCGTTCGATTGTATCAAATACAGACACCTTTGAGACGCAGCCTGTGATGGTGGAGATC